GTCTGCCCCTTAGGGACAAGAAATTCGCGCCCGCGCCGGATCAGCACCACGAAGACACTGGGTGGAAGGCCGAGATCCATGATCCGCTTGCCATCTGCCGGTGATCCGGACAGAACCTCGAACTCGCGTGTCTCCCCCTGCAACCCGTCGACCTGGTCGAACTCGACCGGATAGGGCGGTCTGACGTCCAGTGGCTGATCGACTCCTAGCCAACGAGCGACCAGCATCAACGACCGGCCTTGCAGAATCACCGAGACGCAGACCACGAAGAACACGATGTTGAAGACGCGATCCGACTCCTGATAACCGGCCATCAGCGGGAACGTCGCCAAGATGATCGGGACTGCGCCGCGCAGGCCCGACCAGCCGACTAGCGTTCGGGCCCGCCAGGAATGCTCGCTGCCGAGCAAGCATAGGTACACGGCTACCGGGCGCGCAAAGAAGATCAGCACACCGGATACGATGAGCCCAGTGACCGCCACATCGAGAAGCCGCGACGGAAACACGAGGAGTCCCAGGGTCAAGAACATCCCGATCTGCATCAGCCAGCCCAGACCGTCATGGAAGCGCATCAAGGACCGCCGGTGGAGGATGTCCTTGTTGCCGATGACGATGCCAGCGAGGTATACGGCCAGGAAGCCGTTGCCCCCGGCAGCGGCCGCCGCGCCGAACACCACGGGGACCAAACTGAACGAAAGCACGGGATAAAGCCCCTCGTAGTCGAGGCGAACGCGGTTCAAAAGCGTTGCCGACACCCATCCAAGTCCGAGGCCGAACGCCGCACCGAGTGTCATCTGCAGAACGAAACGCAACGCCAAGTCGGGCCACGTCAGCCCCGGATTCATCAGCAGATCGAGCAACCCGAGCGTCAAGAAGACAGCCATCGGGTCGTTGCTTCCCGACTCCAGCTCAAGAAGCGGTCGCAAGCGCCCCTTCAAACTCACGCCGCGTGAGCGGAGCACCGAGAAGACCGCCGCTGCATCGGTCGAAGACACGATCGCCGCGAGCAGGAGGCTTCCCAGGAGACTGAAGCCGAAGACGATCCAGACTACGGTTCCCAGGATGGCAGCGGTCAGCGCGACGCCTAGGGACGACAGTACCAGCCCGCGTCCGACGACGGGGCGAACCACGGACCAACGCGTGTCGAACCCGCCCGAGTACAGGATGTAAGCGAGCGCGACAGTTCCGATAGTGTTCGCGAGGTGAGGGTCGTCAAAGTAGACGAGGCCGAGAACGTCCGAGCCGGCGATCATGCCGATGCCGAGGAAGACCAGCAGCGCCGGCACGCCGATCCGTTCGGACAGCTTGCTGGCGAGGACGCTGAACGCCACGAGGGCGCCGCCTATCAGCATCAAATATTGGTCACTCAATGGCTTGCCTCAGTGTGTGGGCCCGCTGTGGTTGGATCTCACCACAATCTATATCGTCGACGGGCATTCTCCGAGTGCAACTACTTATTCCATGCCGAGAGGCCAGAAGCCTCCAGAGCTGGCCGGATGCACGTTTCTGAAAGGGCACATGGACCGGTGGGCGAAGCACCCATGTCGCTCACAAGTAGCGACCTGTGCACTTGCACCTGAAGTTCGCCGGTAGTGCGTCCACGAAGACTCCTGGCAACAGAGTCACTGGGAGGCAGCCGCGTGCAAGTCAATCTAGATCCTGTCGAACTCCCACTCCACTTCACGGTGCGCCTCGTGCGTGCGACCTGCCCCGTACGTTCGGATGACCACACGCAGATGATCGTTGAGCCGCGCGAGCCCTGACTCCGCGATCTCCGTCGCCTCGAGGTAGGTCCAGGACGTGCCCGTCAACCCCGATTCAGTATGGACCAGCGTGCCGAGTTCTCCGTAGACCAGGACGTCGTACTCGGTGCCCGGTTCCGGCGACGAGGTCTTGCCGGAGTCGACATAGCTCCAGGCCCCGAGTCGATTCCGGTGCGACCAGGACACCGTCAGCTCGCCGGTGATCGATGCCGGATAGCTCTCCCCATTGAAGCGCACATCGGTAGGGCAATAGACCTTCGCCGACCGCGCCGGCGTGGTCGCCACGACCTGAGACGTCGGGCACGACGTGAACGGGAACTCGCTCTGGTTGTTGAAGGCCTGGAAGCGGATGTCGTTGTAGACGTTGGTGGTCGGCGGCACCGGCCCGCGGATGTTCACGATCTGGCTGCCGTAGGAGATGAACCACACGCGTGTCCCGGCCGGAAACGCCGTCGGCGCGGTGTCGAGGCACCCCCGCGCGATGACCTGCAGCGTGATGTCGCTCTCTCCCTGCACCACGTTCTGGAACGCGATGAACTCCTCGACCCCATCGTGCTCGACCCACGCGACATTGACGCCGAGTGAGAAGTCGGGCGCGCTGACCGATTCGATCAGGTCGGTGTCCAAACCCGACGCCACCACGATCTCGCCGGCCAGCTCGTCGATCGCCGTGCTGAGGACTCCTGACGGCGTGAAGAACGGTACGTCGATCGGCGGCGCCCATCCGCCTGCGCCGTCGGAGACGTAGGCCCGGTATCCGAGGGAAACCCCGGACAGCCCTGCAGCGGCGAGCGTGATGGCCAACTGCACGTCGGCCGCCAGGCTGCCGTAGTCCTTCACCGCCTCGTAGGGCGCGGCCAGCGCAACCTGGTCAGCCAGCGCCGGGACGTCGCCAGAAGGGTCCTGCCAGCCGGAGTCCGGCGGCGTCGAGTAGCCCGTCCAGTCGACGGCGAACACGTCCTCCATCGCTTCGATCTCGATCTTCCCCGAGTCCAGGCGGCCGGTACCGACCCGAACCACCCGGCAGACCATGCCGCTGATGCCCAACGGATCCCAGATGAGCTTGAACACCGCCCCGGGGCGAAACGCCCAGGCCGAGCGGTCTGCTTCGATCGTGACCGTGGCCAAGGGATAGGCCAAGGCGGCCAACGACCGGGCGGCCGCCTGCTGGGCGGTCGTCGCGTTGGAGAGACCACGGAGGGTGAGATCCTGGAGCGAGACTTCGCCGCCCTGAACCTCGATCCCGGCCAGGTCCTGGGCCTGGGCGGTCTTCTCGATGAACCCGGCATCGCGGCTCACGTAGCCGATGCGCACGGAGTTCTTGAGGTCGCCCCACGAGGGCCGTGCAAAGGACTGCACCGTGCACGAGTCCACATCGAGCACGGGGATCGTCTCGGGGTCGTAGTCGTTGCGGATGAGCCGAATCGTCAAAAGCCCGGTCGTGGGTTCGACGTAGATGACGCCGTCTATGTGGCGCAGGATCTCGAGCACGAGATCTTTTGCCGTGGTGCCGCGGTCCTGCAGCATCGAAAGCCCGAGACCTTCGGACGCGAGCGTCTGTCCCACCGATCGAAACGCGGCCACATCCAGGAACCCCACCGGTAGCCCGAGCCCGTTTTCCGACGCCGGCGAGATCAGGATGTCGTAGATCATGGCCGCCGGATTGGCGTCGCCGTCGATGTTCTCGGCTCCGCCGGTCAGGCTCAGGCCGTTGGGGCAGCGGCGGACCACGAACGAGACGGCTTTGATGTAGGGACTCGTGCCCAGATAGACGCGCCGGAACACGGCGTAACAGACGCGCCGCCACGCGGGCAGGCTCTCTCCGATCCGGGCCTCGAGGTACGAGTCGGCGGGCTGGGTCGCGGTCCCACGGTAGACGTAGACGCTACCCTGGACTCCGCCCTCGGAGTCCTCGCCGCCGAAGAAGCCAGGCGCGTTGATGCTGATCTGGGTGACATCGGGCGTGTGGGCGTAGCCGGCCGGCGGCCGCCGGTCGTCGAACCGGATCTGCAGAACCTCGTCGATTTCGCCGCTGCACAGCACCAGCTGGACGCCGAGGTAGTATTTGTAGCCGGTGGTGATCTCCTTGGAGGAGAACAGCCCCGTCTTGACCTTCTCCTTGATGGCCTGGATGCGCAGGTCGCCGTACCAGGTGACCATGGGGCCCGAGAGCTTGCAGGTGCCCCAGACGACGGGGATGGTGCGGCCCTCACCGATCGTGGGGAACTGGAAGTCGCCGAGGCTGGACGGTGTCGGCTTGTCGAACTGCGGCTTGGGGCGCAGGACCTCGTACAGGACCGTGCCGACGATGTAGACCAGGGCCATGATCCAGAAGGCCATCAGTCGATCCTCCCGGAGAAGGGGTTGCGGCCCGGCAGGCGCGACCAGCCCAGGTGGTTGATCAGATTGCTGAACTTGTCCCGGCAGGTAGCCTCGAGGTGATCGCAGCCCCAGTAGGCCCAGACCTGGTCGAGGGACGACAGCCCGGGCATCGGGGAGATCAGCGTGACCGTGTTGCCCTGGTGCTCGACGATGAAACGAGTCTCACCGGTAGCGGATGCGAGGCGGCCACCGCGGAACCACTGGTCAGGGCGCAAGGCGAACCCGCTCGAGGTGACCGTCGCGCCCGAAACCGACGTGACCGTGACCTGATCGCGGCAGGCGCCAGGGTCGGCTCCGCAGGCCGCCGAGTAGAGCACATGGTTGCACGGCGTCTGCATGGCCAGGATCGGCACCGTGCGCGCCAGCATGGCCATCAGGCTCGCGCCGGTGAGAATGGCTTCGGATTCCTCGAAGCGGGCGCGGATCACCTTGCCGCTGAAGATCGTGACCGCGAGGGACTCCTCGCCGCGGTGGGCGCGGTAGACGGTGACCCAGACCGGCGTGGACGGCAGGTCCCCGATGAACAGGGCGGCCACGGGGCTTGGGCGCGGCAGCGTCAGGTCGATCGTCTCGCCGGTGTCCTCCTGGGAGAAGTCGAGCTCGCTGCGCGTGATAGCCTCCGGCGCGAAAACCCCCGCAGGCAGCGTGATCGCCCGATCGGCCGAAGTGTAGAGCCACAGGTTGCTTCCCTGGGCGAACCGGAAGCCTTCGACGGGCTGGCCCAGGTACCGGCTCTTCTCCCTGGCGTCGTAGGTCACAGCGGTGCCTCCAGGGGAAGCTCCCGGACGCGGATCGTGGCCTCGGCCACCTGCGGGCTCGGGTAGGAGATCTCGATGCGGTCCTCGTCCAGCCGGCAGAACTTCAGGAACGACAGCACGGTCTTGGTGCGGGTGTATTCGCGCTGGGCCACAGGGTCGAGGGTCAGGGTCTCGGTCTGGTAGTTCGCCACATCGATGGCGCCCGTGATCCTGCAGTAGTCCATGGTGCTGTCGCCGAGGGACCAGATGGCCAGGTGCCGCCTGGCTCCGGTCGTGCCCCACATCTGCTGCTTGTACCGAACCCACAGGATGGTGGCGCTGGACTGGTTCTGGGAGACGTCCTCGGCCAGGGCCAGGTCCCACTGGAAGCTGGGCAACCAGAACGGGACGGCGCGACCACGCCGAGCTTCCAGGAACGTGCGCATGGCCGTGATCTCGTCGCGGCCGAAGGCCGTCCAGGTGAAAGGCCGCGATGCCGCGGGGGCCGGGGCTTGCTCGTCGGCGATGCGCCGTCCGGTCTTGGAGCTCAGGAGCACGAACTTCCGCCTGAGGCGCTCCTCGAACGCTCCCACGCGGTTGTAGTTGAGTTCCAGGACGTCGTGGCCGAGGTAGCTCATGGCCGGAACCCATCGATGTCGAAAGTCAGTGAGGTGGACGCGATCGACAGGGCATCCCAGGTGATGCCCTCTTCGGCGGACAGGCGGCCGACCACGATGGGCAGGACGATGGTCGGTCCCGCCGTCCAGGACTGGATGAGTCCGAAGCTCAGGACCACCCGGTCGGGCAGGACGCTCTCGACGGTCTGGACTTCCCAGTGGTAAGGGTCGGTCCAGAGCAGGACCATGCCGCCCGTTTCGAAGGGGATGTCGGACGTGTCGCAGAACACGTCGTGGTCGTCCGCGTTTGCGTCCTGCAGGAGCCGGGTCTGGAACTGCCAGCGGGCGACGCCGAACGCCCGGGCCTGGTTGCCGAAGAGGATGGCGCCCGCCATCTGGGCGTCACGCAGGTCATCCAGCAGCGTCGCGTACCGGATCGTGCCCACCGGCACGGTGCGCAGCTGGATGCGCTGCTCCATGCCGCGGTACGAGACGATGATGTCGGTCATGAACCCGAATGTCTCGCTCACGGGCTGCGCCCAGTTCGGCGGGAACGGGAACGGGATGAGCCGGAAGCCCAGGATGCGCAGGTTGGTGCCCAGCGGGTCGAGGTCGGTGAACACCCAGGTGATGAGGTTGTCGATCAGGGCGTCGCCGTCGGTGAGGGCCTTGACCAGGTAGACCTCGGCGCGCGATGCCGGGAAGTGGGCCGGCAGGCTGAGGTGGTCGGTGACCTCGATCCCGGTGGGGCCATCGACGGTGATCTCCTCGAGGATCTGGGCGCGGTCGATGGCGGCGTTCCAGACCTCGACCTCGGCTTCCTGGTCCGAAACGACCGCGCCGAGATCGATCCTGCGCGGGATCACGTGGACGCGGCCGAGAACGACATGGCCGTGGACGGGGGCCACGCCGCCGTCCTTCTGCATCGCGACAGGACGCGGATCAGCCAGCGTGGTGCGGGTGCCCACGTTCATGCCGACCAACTGCAGCGGGCGCGTGCTGACGGGATCGAGGACGGCCGCCGCCAGATCAACCGAGAAGTCGGTCCCGGAGACCAGGTTCAAGGGGCTGGGGACGGTGATCGCCGTGGCCATCAGGCGGCCTTCCTCACGGCGAAGAGCGGGAACAACATGTAGTTCTGGCCGCCGAGCTGGTAGACATCGCCGGCGCTGTAGCCATGGCCCACGGCCTCGGTCCACAGCACAGTGGGCGGATAGCCGATCGGAGCCCAACGGCCCTGGGGGACGGTCTCGACGAAGCAATGCAGCGGGAGCATGAGCGCCCCACCGAACGCGCTCTGCAGCGTGCGCTCACCGGGGCCGCCGGAACCGTCGTCCCACAGGTACTGGTAGTTGACGTACTCGTCCTCTTCCATCCCGCCTTGCGCGGCCAGGCACTTGTTCAGTGCGTCCCGCATGCGGCGGCCGGTCCAGCCGTATCCCTCGTTCTCGTCCTTGCAGTCGCCGATCCAGCGGCCCGAGAACGTGGCCGCGTCCACGCGCACGAACGCCGTGCAGTGGGTCAGTGCTGTTGAGCCGCCCATGGTCGAGTAGTCCTCGTCCGTGTGGGACATGGGCGGATAGGCCGTCAGGTCGATGCCGCGCCGGTTGCCGGTCAGGAGGTCGGCGGTCTCGGCGGTGTTCAGGCGCGCGCTCGAGCTGGCGAAGAAGTAGGGGAACGGCTCGGGCAACGATGCCCGCTCCATGGATGGGCCCCATCCCATGTGGCAGAAGATGCCTGCGGCGCGCTCGACGACGACGGTGATGTGGTCGTTGCCGTCGTCGAAGAAGTGGTACGCCGATATTTGGCCTTGGGGCAGGTTCATGCCGCAGCCCGAGGTCGTCAGGTCGTAGGGCCGCATCGGGCCGCCCGCCTGGGCGTCCCAGAAGCTCTCGCCGTCCCAGCCGGTGCCCAGGTACACGCCGATCCCGTAGCCGCCGTCGCCCAGGTCGTGGTAGCCACCGCTGCCCTTGGTCCAGAGCCGCTCGTTCTCCGCGGCGCGAAGGTTCACGTGCAGGCTGCCGGCCTTCACAAGGTGGGCCCGCCAGCCGGTGCCTTCCTGTTCGGACTGGTTCACGGTCCACCCCTGTGCCATGAGCCAGGCCACGAGCGTCTGCAGCAGGTTGGTGGGCGAACTGGCGATCCCGGTCTGGTAGGAGGCGGCCATCAGTCCAACCTCACGGCGCAGAAGTCGTCGCGGTCGTTGCGGAACACGTTGGGGACGACGATCCAGTCGACCGCGCCTTGACGGATCAGGGTCTCAGCGCTCAGGTCCTGGCCTGTGATCAGGGCGATGCCCGGAAGCTGGCCCGGCGTGTTGTAGCCGTTGCCCACATCGCCGAGCATGACCATCACTGGCCACAGGTCGTAGGTGGCTCCGGGTCCCGGGTCGAGTTCAGACAGGCCGCATCGCGTGGGCCAGATGATGTGGTAGTAGATCTGCGGGGTGGACGTGATCGCATCGGAGAGTGAGCCCTCGACCGCCTTCCAACCGCCGTCGAGATTGCGGACGCGTAGCTGCGTGTCCCAGGGATCGCGCTCGCCCGTGCCGACCGGAGCGCCGCCCACGTCAGCGTGGGTGAAGATGCGATGGCGGTTGTCGGACAGGGACCACCTGTAGTCCGTGTCGTTCCAGGCGGAGAACTCGCCGTGGGACATCGATCCGCCCAGGACCAGCGGATAAGGCCATTGACCGGGCGAGTAGTAGGGCTCGAGCAGGCCGAAGACCGCGATCTCGTACTGGGTCGAGATCTTCGCAATCACCACGGCGCGTCGGCCGTCGCAGACGAACCAGTAGGGGATCGCGGCGTTCCACAGGGGCAGGTAGAGGTTCCCCTGAAAACCCACCTGCTGATAGAACGTCGAGCCTGCGAGCCAGCCGTCCATGCCGGCGATCTCCCAGTCGTAGTAGTCGGCGTCCTGGCGCTCGAACCCATGGATGCCGACGAAGATCTCGGACGTGCCGTCATTGCCCGGGGCCTTCCAGGCGTACTCGTGGAAGCACGCGTCGACGCCGTCGGATTGCCGGAACATGCGCAGCGAGCCCATGTGCAGCTGGGTGTAACGCAGCCCGGTGATGTGCCAGCGGTAGCGCGTCGCTGAAACGGGCGAGGCGATGTTGAAGGTCTGCGGGATGCCGTTGAAGAAGTTGATCCCGGCCCGGGTGTCGAGAGTCACCCACGCGCCACCATCCCAGTACTGCATCTGCCAGTCGTCGGGTGCTTGCCCGGTGGTGTCGTGGAGGGTAAGCTCGTAGGCGGCGATGGTCACCGGCTCGAAGAAGGTGATCTCCACCTCCTGGGGCAGGGTGACAGTCGTGTAGATGTTCCAGGAGCGGTTGGCCAGGCCCCCGACGTTGAACGGCCAGATGTTGAGCTTCCCGTCCACGAGGTTCTGGACGGCGTAGGTGCCGTCGTTGCCCTGAGTAGCTTCGAGTCGGCACCCGCGGGACCGGCGGAGGCTGGTCCACTTCGGGGCGGTCGATAAGACGAACTGGTCGCCAGGGGCGAAGGGCGTCGCGCCGGCGGTGATCAGGATCTCCAGCGTGGCATGCGCGAACGGCGTGCCGACTGTCGCTGGTCCGATCGAACCGGTCACGCTGCCGACCACACTGAACGACGTGGGCGATGTCGCCGTGATGGTGAAGGTCTCGGCCACCGACGAGGTGCCCCCGGAGTAGTCGGTCAGGCGTCCGTCGCCGGTCCCGGCGTAGGTGAGCCCGAACGCGGACCCCTTCGCGGTCAGGAAGGTGTGCAGCCGCTCGGCCAGGTCGTTGTAATCGGTGGCGGTTCCGGTGGTGAACATCGTTCACGTCCCCAGGGCCGAGCGGACCGCCCGGCGGTTCTTGGCCATGGCCTTGACCAGGATGCGCTGGCCGGCGGGGCTTTCGAGGTGGCGCAGGATGAGCCCTTCCTCCAGGCCGATCAGGACCTGGCTGTCCTTGGGGGCCTGCGGGTCCGCGGGGGCGGCTGGCGCATCGACCAGACCGCCCTCGGCGAACCGAGGCACGGGGGATTCGACCAGGATAGGGGTCGAGACCAGGGCCTGAGACCCGCGGCGGTTCAGTTCGTCGAGGTGGCGCAGGACGCCGGGCTCGCGGACCACGGCTGCCCGCACGAGGTACTCGCCGCGGGAGAACCAGGCGAGGTTGGAGTCGGACGTGCCGGTGCCGATCCCGCCCAGGACGCCGCCGGTGGCCTTCTTCTCCGCACCCCCGACCTGACCGCCGCTGCCGAACACTCCGGCAATCTTCTTGATGATCGCGGTGGCCAGAAGCTGGGCGGCCATGCGTTTGAGGTCGGCGATGATCGAAAGAGCCAGGTTGCGGAAGGCGTCGCCCAGGGACTTCGCGCCGGTGATCCCGGTGTCGAAGAACTCGGTCAGGGCATCGCGGCCGGAATCGAGAGCGGTCTTGCCGAAGGCGGCGAACGAGACGCGAGCGCCTTCGACGGCATATCCGAGATCGCGCACCGCTTCGGTGAACCCGCGGGCCTGGGCGATCCGCTCGGGATCGCCCGTGGCCCAGGCCGCCTGCTCCAGGGCCGTGGCCAGGCTCTGCAGAAGGGTCAGGCGCTCCGATTCGATGGCCAGGATCTGCTGTTCGCCCTCGACCTGGGACAGCAGGCCTGCCGAGACGCGGGCCTCGATCTCGGCACGGGTGGCGTCCAGGTCTGCGAGCGCGGCCTCGGCCTGGCGCTTGATCTCGTCGAAGTTGGCTCCAGACTCCATCGAACTGCGCAACCGGGCCAACGTGGCCTCGCGCTCGGCGTCGGACGCACCCTGCTTCTTGAGCAGCAGATCGGCCCGGCGGATCTCCTCGTCGATCCCCAGCAGAGCAGCCTCGTGGCGGCGGCCCTGGGCTTCAAGGAGGGTTTTCTCCAGGGCGAGACGCTCTTGGGCGAGCTTCTGGACGGCATCGCGCTCCTCGGACAGCAGCGCTGCGATGCGCTCCTCCTGGGTCGCGCGGGCCTTGGTCAACTCGGCGTCGATCTTCCCTTGTTCCTGCAG